TTTTTAATGATTTAGGATGGTCATATACAATCAATCCTTCCGTGTCAATACCTCGAACAATCGACTGGTACAAAGAGAACATTCGATATTTTGAAAAATTCTTTGATATACTATGAGTGAGTATGAAAAATTGAATGGAGGCATGCGATTTGCACCAGACCCACAATGGATAAAAAATAGTTTCAATCATCACTGGATGGGATTATGTCATCTAATATCTTGCTTAAATATTCAACACGGCAAGATGATAGAGATAGGTTCTTATGCAGGAGAAAGCACAGCGATGTTTGCTTCTAGTGGTAAATTTATAAGTATAGATACGATAGACCCTTATTATTGGTCTGGTAGTCATGAAGTAGAGATGGAATATAAAGTTAATACTAGACACTGGGATTATATAAAACAACACAAATATTACAGTCAAGACATACATGGCAAATTTAATAATGATAAGTATGATTTTGTATACATTGATGGAGACCACAGCGGTGAGAATGTAGCTAGAGACATAGCACAATACTTTCCGAAAGTCAAAAAAGGTGGCTATATAGGTGGACACGATTATTCAAAGAATCACTGGCCAGATGTTGTAGACGCAGTAAACAAGGTGTTTCCAGTCGTTGATACATTTGCAGACACAAGTTGGTTATGCCAAAAATAGTTCTTGACAAATCCTTAAAATTTTGATATAATATATTTAATTATGATAGCAGAAGACTTATTAAGAGAGAAGAAAATTGATTATCGCATAAGCGGACAGGATGCCGTAGTGTCCTGCCTTAACCCAGAGCATGATGACAGTAATCCGTCTATGCGTATAGATAGGGTAACTGGCGTGTTCAATTGTTTCTCATGCGGTTACAAAGGTAATCTGTTTACATACTTTGGTGCACCTGCTTCTCCACTAGAAGTTCGTATGCACCGTATTAAAGAATCAATCAACAAAGTCAGGTCAGCAACTGTCGGTATCCAACTCCCAAAGGATAGACTATCGTGGAAAGGTGGTGGAATCAGAAATATATCTGAGGAGACTCTAGCTAAATGGGATGCGTTCACATGGAACGTTCCTAAGTTTGAGAATCGAATCATCTTTCCAATACGAGATATCACAGGCAAGACGGTGGCTTTAATAGGAAGGAGCTTAGATGACTTCAGTCCTAACAAATATTACATTTACCCTAATGGAGTAGAAATGCCTTTCTGCCCAGCTAAGGTAAAACCAATACAAAACAGAGTTATCCTTGTAGAAGGAATCTTTGATGCACTTAACCTATGGGATAAAGGGCTCAAGAATACTGTATGTTGTTTTGGTACACAGCAAGTAAACTGGGTTAAGCTTAGTTTATTAAAACTCCAAGGGATAACTGGTATAGATATCATGTTTGATGGAGATGAAGCAGGAAGGCAAGCTGGTGAGAAAGCCAAAGACCTTGCAGAAAAACTAGAGATGTCTGCAAGAGTAGTAAAACTAAGAGATAACATAGACCCTGGCAACTTAACAAGACCAGAGATAGAAAGATTAAAGGAAAAATTATATGGCTAAAGTAGCACTAATAGAAACAACAATGTCCAGCACGAACTGGGATAAGTACTTTGAGTTTGAATATGATAGGTTTGCCCTATGTTCAGATAGTTCAAAGAAGAAAATTTTGAAAAGAGATGTTGATATCGAAATCGATATCGATGCGTACGAATGGCTTATTGTTGTAGGTTCAGAGCCTTTCAAAATGTTTACAAAAAAGACATCAATAACTGAGTACAATGGAAAAGTTGTTGATTCTAAGTTTTTAGCAATAATCAATCCTGCAATGATAAAGTTCCGACCAGAAGCAAAGAAGTCGTTCGAGGAAGCTGTCGAGAGCATTACGGGTTATGTAAGCGGAGAACTACAACAAATGACCATACCAAAAGACAGATGTTATGGCATACAAGACACAGAAGAATTAAACGCTTGGTTAAAGAAAGCACTAGATGCACCAGGCGATTTTATTGCACTTGACTCAGAGACTTCAGCACTATATTGTCGTGATGGCTATATGCTAGGATTCTCTATGTCATATGAACCTGAGCATGGTATCTATGGAGACTGTGATTGCATGGATGAAGAATCAGAAAGACTCATGCAAGAAATATTCAACAAGAAAAGAGTAGTCTTTCATAATGCAAAGTTTGATTTACAATGGTTTGAGTATCATTTCAACTTCGAGTTTCCACATTTTGAAGACACTATGCTTATGCACTATATGTTTGATGAAAGACCAGGTACACATGGCTTGAAGACACTAGCAATCAAACATACTCCATACGGAGATTATGAAGCAGAACTCTCAAACTGGATTGCAGACTTCAAGAAAAGAACAGGTATACTCAAAGATTCATTTGATTATAGTATGGTTCCTTTTGATGTTATGCAGAACTATGCTGGTATGGATGCGATAGTAACATATCTATTATTTGAAAAGTTTGAGAAAGCATTGAAAACAAATGACAAACTGTATGGAGTCTACAAAAGAATCTTAGTAGAGGGTTGTAGATTTCTAAAACAAATAGAAGGCAATGGTGTCCCATTCGATAAGACTCGTCTAGAGTTTGGACAGAAGCGTATGGGCGAAGACATTGACGCAGCAGTAAAAGCTCTGAATGAGTTTCCTGAAGTAAAAAGATTTATTGCAGACAATCAAGGATTCAACCCAAACAGTACATTACAACTTAGAACTTTATTATTTGACTATTGTGGACTTAAATCTGATAAGAAAACCGCAACGGGTGCACTCAGTACAGATGCTGAAGTACTTGGTAATCTTGCAGAAGAACATGGAGTACCAAAACATATTCTAGAAGTTAGACAGAAAGTTAAAATCAAGAATACATATCTTGATAAGATTATACCTAACTTAGATAGAGATGGTAGACTTCGTACAGGTTTCAATCTTCACGGTACAACCAGTGGTAGATTGAGTAGTAGTGGTAAACTGAATATGCAACAGCTTCCAAGAGACAATCCAACAGTTAAAGGTTGTATCAAAGCAAAAGCTGGAAACAAAATAGTTGCAATGGACTTAACAACAGCAGAAGTATACTGTGCAGCTGTACTTGCAAATGATGTTGGACTTATGAATGTATTCAAGTCTGGCGGTAATTTTCATAGTACTATTGCGAAACAAGTATTTAGACTGCCAGGGGATGTTGACGACATAGCAACAAACTTTGGTGCGCAAAGACAACAAGCAAAAGCTGTTACCTTTGGCATCATGTACGGAGCAGGACCGAAAAAGATTAGTGAACAAGTAACAAAGGATAGTGGAGAGTATTTCAGTATGCAAGATGCAGCGAATACTATTAAAGATTATTTCGAGGCGTTCCCTAAACTTCGTGAATGGCTAGACAACCAAAAGAAATTTATTCAAGCGAATGGATTTGTATATAGTAGATTTGGCAGAAAGAGAAGATTACCTGATGTGTTTTCACAAGACAAGGGAATCGCCTCACACGAAGTGCGTAGTGGAATTAATTTCTTAGTGCAATCAGTTGCATCTGATATCAACCTTATGGGCGGTATAGATATGCAAAGATACATAGAAAAGACAGGCATGAAGTCTAAGATATTTGCACTTGTTCACGATTCCGTACTAGCAGAAGTTCCTGAAGATGAGATAGAACATTATTCAGAAAAGCTTCAAGAGTTTATACAAAAAGATAGAGGATTATCAATCCCAGGCGCTCCAGTTGGATGTGACTTTGATGTTGCTGATGACTATTCACTAGGTAAGTTTGAAAAGTTATATGCAAATTAATTTTGAGCCAGATTGGGATTATATGTTGGAAAGAGCTGCTACTTTTTATAGTAGAACTCCTTACATAAATTACAATACAGGATATACTTATAAAGATTATTGGGATGAAAATTTAAAAATGTTTGCAGGTATGGAAGAACCTACTATAGTAAAAACAAGTAAAGAAGGAAAAAGTTCATACTTACGTCCTCATAGTCTAGGGATAGGTACTAGACTGGCTTCTAGATTTGAA